TTGTGGGAGAAGAGCTTGAAGTCGTCGTCACCCGCCCCAGCTGTGAGCGCGTGCACCAAGACCCGCCCACGAGCCTCCTTAGAGGCCCAGTGGCACGTGGCCATCAGGAGCACCAGTGCGCCGATCTCCAGCAGAGGCACGGTGTTGCCGACCGAGGTCCAGTTCGTGCCGCTCACCAGGCCGGTTTCAGCCGGGAACGTCATGGTCTGGCCCGTCAGCCGGTTTTCCGCAGTCACCTCTACCGGCAACTGCGAAACGGCGAGCATCAGCCGAGAGATGGACTCCGCGCGAGCAGCCAACGAGGCCGGGTCTGCCTGGTCCAGGAATTTGGCCATGAACCACGCCCAGTACTCGTTGCACGAGTCGCACGACGACTGATCAGTCGTCACGCCGTAAGCGTACCTCGGGTCGTTGATGTACGGCGTGAGCTCCGAGGCCTTGTGCCCCAGGAAGCTGATCAACACCGTCCTCAAAGTGACGTCCGAGCCTGGCGCCTTGACTCGGTACGTCCGCACCGTCTCGAAGTAGTGCTTGTCCACCATCTCGTTGAGATCTCCCAACTCCATGGCGGCGGCGAAGAGGACCTCCGGCGGCTCCAGCAGGATGGGCCGCGGTTTTTCAGTGTGCGACACACCCGACTGGGCGGCGTCGAATTTCGACAACACCACCTCCGTCTTCACGAACGTTTTCACGAAGTGCTTGCCTTTCCTCAGAGCGTTCTCCAAGGTACGGCGCGCCACCTCTGTCACCCCCCCGAGCTTCGCCGTCCGCTCGATCAACCGCTCATAGTCTCGGCGCCGGCGCCCTTCAAACCGGTCGAGCGTTGTCAACTCGTCGCGGTCCAGGAGGTAAGCTGGGTACTTAGGCTTGTACGAGCGGACTTCCACGTCCAGCTCGACGGGCTTGACACCATCCTTGGTGTACATGTTCAAGCCAGTAAGTTTCCCGGCCTCCCCGGCGATGCCGCGCATCACCAGGTCATAGTACTCAGGTCGCATCCGCTTCGGAAACGTCTTGAGATACCGCCCGGCGAGCGCGAACCCCTTGGTCAGCGGGTCAGTGGAGAAGACCAAGCCTTCCACAGGCTGGCCTTGCACCAGCACACCCGGACCCAGGAGTACCGACGCCCCGGCCGGCCTCACACCGATCAGTGAATCGATGGTGGTCAGCAGGGCGTCGGCCTCGGCAGCCTTGACTTTGAGCCGCAGCTGGGGCTTCGGACCGCTGCAGGAACGTATCTGCTCCCGCAACAAATCCAGAGCCCCAGGGTCGGACAGCCAGGGCTGGACCGCCGGAATGTGGTCCCGCCCCGGGTATCCGCGTGCGTCGAGGATCTTTAGCCGCAAAAATGCGGCTATACCGTCGTGTACCAGCGCGATGGTACCCGACAGCGGCCTCAACGCCAGGTTCGCAAAACCTGTGAGATGCTCGTGATAGAGCCGAGAGAAGCCAACGCGCGCCATCTCCATCGAGACGAGGCCCAAATGGTCCAAAAGGACCCGAGCGTACATCTGACGATAAAGCGGCCGCCAGCTCTCCAGACGCTCCGACAGCGCCGTGTCGAGCGCGCGAAAATTGCCCGGAGATCGGCGATCAACGGACAAGGTTCGCGTGGCGAGCAGGCCCTCGACCAAAGTTAGGTCTGAGAGACGCGCAGGCATGGAGTACGTAGCCGAGTCGAACATGCCGTACCTCCGGGAGACGAGTGCGTCATCGACCGAGAAGTAGAGCACGTCGAACAGCTTGTTCTGTGACTCCAGATTGAGGGGCAATGGCGCCGGGCCGG